GAGATGGAGGAAGTTTTATCTGCAGCACTTATCTTGGTGGCGTGTATATCTGGCGGTGTTTCCTGTATGTTCATTGCTCGGAGTCGGTCTGTTACTAACAAACATTCTAGGCAACGTATCAAGGAAATGGAATCTGACATTAGATATCTAACAGAAAACCAAAAGACTGAGGCTAAAGATTACAGAAAAGAGATTATGCGATTGAAAGTGATTAATACAAAACAGCAGGATGGCTTGACAACAATAACAGACAAAGACATGCAGAACTCGGGCCTGGGCGAAGTTATAACGCAGTTGATTCCAAACAAGTATCGCAAGGCTGCATCCTTCTTAATTCCTCAAATTGAGGAAGCAGTTAAGAAAGACCCAGCATTAATAGAAAAGGTATATGAGAGAATTAAATCCGCTAACAGCACCAATAGTCAACAGACCGAATCTGGAAGTCAGACTAAAGCAGTACAAAGCCTGTGATGCATGTGCTGATACAGTTGATGGCCATCCGCATGGAATTATTCGCACCGTTGACTTTCAAAACAATTCAAGTAAACTAGACACAGTCTATAACACTACAGAAACTTGTCCTAAATGTAAGGGTGAGAAATACATTTGGGTTTAGAAATTATTGTTTAACACCGTAGACACAAATATTTGAACCTGCATCCCATGCCGAGAGATTAGATTGATACCCCACCGAAGTTAGGCTAACTGTTCCCCCGTCCCAAGTATTCACCCAATGCTGGCTTTCTAGTTGATCAGAGGTTGAATCAGTTGTCATTACAATGGTTGGTACCGTGGTTGCAGTTTTAGCCAATGCAATATGAGTTTCGGCATGCAGATTAGAATTGGTACCTGTGCCAAGCGAATTAATCACATGGCGCCCTGGCCCCGCTACGTTAACCGCTGTCATTGCAGGAGTGGAATCAAATTTGTAACCGTAAGCGGTGGTATAACTTCCCCCCGCACCAGGATACAACATCACCTCTCCATAACCGCCAACTGCGGCGGCCGTATACAAATTTGCCACGACAATTAATTCTGAATAATCCGTTTCTAAATTAACGGCAGAAAATACTATAGTAGTTAGTGATTGACCTCCTGGAGAGGTATAGCTAGCGAGTAATTCGAGAGCGGGTGAATTATACCATACTGGACTGTTGGTATATGAAACACCAGCGGCTGCGGTATTGTCTGCTTGAAGTACATCACCATTTGTTATACTGACAGGAATAGCGACTTGCGTACCTCCTCCAGAACAGCCATGTATATCACCCTGATTTATTAAATCCTCTCCGACATCAGGAGGCGTATAATATTCCAAAGCAGTAGCCCCAGCATTTACTCGAACAGTTTGAGCTGGCGTACCGAGTGTTAATTCCTGTAAATGAGCTCCGTCACTTTGGGTAATTGAACCAGCGGACATATTGCCCTGCGTTACATTTTGAAAATTTAAGTTTCCGCCGTCTTGTAAAACTGTAGAATCATGAGTATGAGGTTTTAATATGTTAGAACCTCCACCACTAAAAGCCATTTTAACCTCTGAGAACGTCCCATCTAGCACGTTCAGTTGTCAAAAGAGTTGGTGCAACTTGTGCAACAATGTCGGTCTGACCAGCCGCACCCGCTGGCTGAATTCTAATTGAGATAATGTTCTGATCATTAATGTTAAACTGTCCCCCTGCAGATAATTGAAAGGGTCTAGAACCATTAACTGAAATTGTAGTAGCGTTCACCGTATCTTGATTTATTATCGCTGCACTAATTGCAACACCCTTGTATAATGTAGGATAAACAATTGCACCTGTTGTACCTGCTGCGATTGTGTCAACAGTTGGGAAACTTTCTAGAGTTGGGTCTTTGGGTTTTGTTGTTACAATAAAGCCCTGAATTACAGAAGGCATTTATCTAAAAGAGATTAGCGTATTTAATTAAGAAACTGTAAATTGCTGCAACGCCAGCGGTCTGATTGCAATTAAAAGCTAATTGTTTTCCGCCAGCCTGTCCACCCACTGAAATTGGAATAGGGCCTGGTACAACTCTTCCAGCGCTGGCTGGGTCAGATGTTTGGGAGAAAAACGTAACTCCAGATTCTAATTGGTTAATCAATAATCTATCTTCATACAAGTCTCCAGCAACTGGAACCGAGGCTGTGACTTCATCCAGAATAACATTATCTCGATTTAGTTGCTGAACTGTAAGACCTGTAATGGCGTCGTTTGCTAATGCAAAAGTACCAATCGCGGCACCTGTTGTGTTATATTGACGCATTAAAGGAACTGCCATTTTAAAGACTCTCCGTTTGTACGTTGTCTAATGCTGTTGAACCTGAAAATGAATGTAATGAACTACCCAAGAACATAGGAATCGCTGCGCCTGCTAAGGCCTCAATGCCCCCTACACCATAAGCTGCTGCGCCTTCAATAATTTTTCCTGTTGTACCACTTGCAAATTGTGGCGCAACTGCACCTAAAACTAAACCACCAAGTGTTGCAATTCCAACACCTGCTAAAACCTTGTTGACGGTTTTGCCTGTTTTTAGTTTAAATGCCACATATTGAGATCTCAAGTTTAGTTCTTAAATGTTTCTAAATTCGAATTTAGAAACATATTTTATCAAGTATATTAAGTTAAAACATGGGCATTCTTTCCAAAATCCTTCCCTTGCTCGCTATCGGTGTTGGTGTTATCTTTTTAGGTAATGCTTTAACCCGTCCAGGTTCAGCCTCTTTAACCGCTGGTGCATTAGGTGAAACTGGTGCTGCGTTAGGCGGAACATTAGGTAGTATTGGCAGTGGTGCAAAAGAACTTGGACAAGGTGTCGGCGGAGGTTTATCAGGCCTATTTCAGCCATTTTGGGAAATTAAGAATTTAATCGCTACACCAATTTTTGATTCTAATGTTGCTGGTGCAGCCAATGTTAGTTCAGTTGCGCAAAGTTCAGGTGAAACTAATAGAGGTGTAAGTCGCCCAAGTTCTAGCACTATAACTTGGTCTGGAGGAACTACAAGAAGTGTTCCAACATTAAGTGCAGCCGCAAAATCATTTTATGCTGCTAGAGGGGTCAGCGTTACTTGAAGAAAGGTTCAAAGGCTGCTAAAGCCTGGGGCGCAAAAATGCGCCGACTTAGAGGAACCAAGAAAAGAAAAAAATCAACTAGAAAAGGCGGAGTTAGAAAAACTGCAAGACGGGCTTATGTCGGACTGAGAAAAAGAAAGACCAAAAGAAAATCAACCAGAAAAGGCGGAGTTAGAAAAACTGCTCGTAGAGCCTATACAGGCCTAAAAAGGCGTGTTTCTAGGCGTAAAAAGTCAGATTCTGCGTGGAATTTCTAATGCCAAGAACTAAACGTTATTTACAAAAGAAACTAAAAAGAAAAGGTAAATTAAGTGAAACTGATGCGGAATGGCTTTGGTCTGGTTTTTAAACCCGAATTTTCAAAACTCTTTCCAGTTCAATATCACCACATTTGCAAGTCGGGTTAAAGCATTTCAAACTCCGAGACATTTGAAACAGTAGATAGAGTTTGTATTTTTCTTTTTGAACTTGCCACATTTGAAACAATGGTGATCTGGGGGATGCTGTGAGACAACTTCATGCTGTATTGCTAAATCACCAGTCTGAATATTTCTCAATATTCCTACATCGTTCATCCTGTTTCTAGACCCATATTTTTACCAACTTCATAGACACAATAGTAGACAGCCTCGTTTGCATCCTTGAACCCTTTTTCACTTCGTATCTGTTCAAGTAATGCCCACATTGACATATCATTACTAATCCATAGTCGAGTCTTAATTCTTCCAAGATTCCTTCCTGATTCTTTTGCGATCTTTGATGGTGCTGTTAGATAATCCAGTCTTTATCACCCCCTTTTACAGTCAATTTTATTGAAATGAGGGGGGGATTAACACTTGACCCATTATCTATAATCAAATTTTTTTTGCTATAGCTGGTGTGCCGAGACATCCCGCATCTTTTTTGCACTTGCCTAAGTGTTAAACCCCTCATTTCTATTCTAAGTCACCAAAGAAGTATTTAACACTGTACACGCACACAATTTGATTTAACCAACAGGTCTGCACTCAAAATAACACAGTTGGTCCCCAACAGCCACCGCTAGTTCCCCCGCCACCGCATTCCACTGCATCATTTGTATTTTATTAGGATAGAAGTAATAACCGTGGGTGGTTTTATCTATGTTTTTGTTAGCTTTTTCAATGTTGTTCTAACCTTTTTTGACCTTTTTCAACCTTAACCCCACCTTATTGGATGATAATAACACTTAGATCTATGTAATTTCTTTCTATTTATGAGATGGAGGAAGTTTTATCTGCAGCACTTATCTTGGTGGCGTGTATATCTGGCGGTGTTTCCTGTATGTTCATTGCTCGGAGTCGGTCTGTTACTAACAAACATTCTAGGCAACGTATCAAGGAAATGGAATCTGACATTAG